CGCCTGACGTACATAAGGCTTTGGGGTGTGGTGATCTCCTTGGCCGTCGAACTGGCCGCAACTGGCCAACTCAAACCAGGTCTCGAAGTGCTCGGCTATGGTTTGGTACAGCAGAGTCCGCTCGGGGTGGCGCGGGTTGTAGAGCTTGGGCTTTGCACCCGCTTGCCCGCCCGCATGAGAATGCGCTTGCGTTGAGCGTGCAGTGGCGGGCATGGGGCGGTGCCAGCATGGGCTGGGTGCCTCATGATACTGGGTTTATATCCAGCATTACGCACCTCTCTTCTGTCAGTGGAAAGCCCAGTCACTCCTGAATTGCTAGCTGCTCACGTAGATTTCACGGGGGCTAGGGTCCAGATTAATGAAATGCACCAGTAGGTTGGGTTAGCGCCAGACAGTTTTAGAACCCATACGCGTCGGGTTACGCCTGCCTTTGGCGCTCACGGAAACTGACCCAACTGTGCTCACAGAAATCTGACCCACTGCCTGCGTACTTGTTTGTTCTTTGGCTGCCGACGCACAACCAATTTAGTGGCCAACTTGTAGGCCGGTAGGCGCTTGCGCCGTCCTTGGATTGGGTGATTTTTTTAAAACAAGCCGGGTGGGGACCCGCGCAGCGGGGAGGCGCGGCTACAGCGCCTCGGACTTGTCCATACGAAGTGTGGGCAAGTCCAAGCTGGTCAGCGCCGTGGATATGGGATTGGTTTGCGGATTCATCATCGAATCGTGGCGCTTCACCATCTCGTCAACAACCTGTTGCGCCTTCACTGAATCGTAGTCGGCGGTATCGGACTTGCTGGCAATGTGCTCCTGCATGTTGTCCAGATTCGTCTGCAAGCGATCCGCATACCTGAGTTTTGCCAGATACCGAGCCCCATGGAACATGTTCTGCGCGAAAGCCCGGCGTGCATCCTGACTGAAGCCAGGTGTTCCCTTGCGGTGAATGCCATGTTTTGCCCATGACAGATCAGGCAGCGCCGCCAGGTAGAGCTGGCTGATGGAGTCGATCAGTTCCTCGCCGGCGTTTGTCTTGTCCAGCGTCTCGAACAAATCCGCCATAAAGCCCCGGCCAACCCCGTCGCGCGCGGCATTGAACTCTTTGTCCTTGAGTACCTTACCGACTTTCCACCCGCCAGATGCCGGGAACTTGGCAAGCAGAATCTTGCGGGTCGCCTCTGCCTCGTTCATGGTTTCACTGCGGTTTGCGCTCACCACGTCGCCATTGCTGTCTTTGACGATGGTCAGCAGATTGTGGCGCGGTACATGGGTCTGAGGGACGCTCCGACAGTGCAATGGGCGTCCGACTATTCCCTGGTCGATATTGAGCGCGAGCTAGCCATCCTGACGGCTATGCAGGCGACAGGCTTTGCGCCAATCGCGCTTGCAGAACAGCGCCAGCGTGTTGCCGGTCAGTTGTTCGATTCAATGGACGATGCCGACTTGCAGGACATCATGGCTTCGCTGGGCGAGTCAGTACAAGAGATCGGTGTGCCGGATACAACCGAGCCAGAGGATGCCCCGGAAACAGAACCACCTGATACGGTTGACTTCACGCCAGTGCTTGACCAGATCAAAGCCTTGTCGGTGCAAGTGGCAGCTATTCCGATTGAGCCGCGAGAAGCTCCTGAGCCGTTTGAACTGGAAAGCAAGCCAGATATTCGTATCGATGAAATGTCAAGTCGCATGGCCGAATTGCTGACAGCCGTCAACGCATTGCAAGCCAAAGCGAACGTACCAGGATCCACGGAGCCGCCAGAGCCGCCAGAAAAGGTTGATTTATCGCCGGTCTTGGCGCAACTAGCCAGCGTGTCGGCGCAACTAGCGGCCCTGCAAAACGAGCCCAAAGAAAACACCGCGCAAATCGTGGCTAACGAAATCAAGCCGCTGCAAGCACAGATCACAGCACTGGCGGCAATGCCTGCCCAGGTAGCGCAACCTGCGCCCATGTTCATGCTTGACCCCACATCGGGCAACGTCACCAAGCAAATCCAGATCACCCGTGATGCAGCGGGCAACATCACCGGCGCATCTGTTGCGCCCCAACCGTAAGGAAACACCATGTCTTTATCCAACACCACAGAAGCGGCAGCACTTGACGTATTCCTGCGCGGCACAGACCCAAGCTACCGGGCCGGGGCAACGCAGTACCTGGCGCTGTTCACTAGCGGAACAAATCTTGAGGCTGGTTCTGTCGCTGATGAGGCCACCTACACCGGCTATGCCCGTGTCGCATTGACAAAAGCTGGCGCGTGGACAGGCACATCAAGCCCTTACACCAATACCGCGCTGATTCAATTTGGTGCCTGCACTGCGCTGAGTTCCGCTGTTACGCACTTTGCTGTTGTGGACACGGCATCGGGCGCTGTGAACATGATGATCTATGGTGCTTTGTCGGCGACTCTCAACGTGAGTTCCGGTATCCAGCCCCAGTTTGCGGCCAACGCGCTTTCAATCTCCGCCGACTGATCGTGATCTACCGCTGCGCTCACTGTTTAGCTAGCCTGCCTCTCAACGAGGTGGGTGAGCCACTGCCATGCGAGGCGCATCCTGATGGCTCAATTGACATCATCCCGAGCGAAGAATGATCCGCAGCCACGCCGACCTCATTGCCGCCTATGACAACGGGCGCTTTCACAGCCAACGGTTCATCAAGACCGGGGCCGGGCAGGGCAGCGCAGATACCAAGTGGCAGGATTGGGCCTTTCAGTCGGGGCAACCTGCCTACGATGCGCGTATTGGGGCAGTGGGGGCGTTCTTTCCAGCGGTGGCGGTGAAAAATGACGCGATCTACTTCCCCGACATTCCAGCCGGCATGCAGCGTATGTTGCACAAGATTTCGATCACACCCCGGGCAAGCAACTTGCAGCAAGCCTCGGTTGACTGTGTGCTGTATGACCTGGTGGGCTACTACCCGCTGATTGATGGCGACAGCACAGACCCTCAAGACTTGGACAACTCGCTGCCACTGCCACGGTACGCTGACGGCAAGGGCCTGCAATTGGTCATGGTCAACCACGTTTCTCCGGCCATTCAAGCGGGGCGCATGTTGCTTGAGTACACGGACGAGTCGGGTAACGCACAGACGCTGGACTGCCTGGTGCCCAACAACGGGCTAAACATATCTTGCTCTGGCGTCAACACCGTGGGCACTGTCAGCATGAGCAATCTCAGCTTGCCCACAAGCGGGGTTCGCAGCGTCAACCGCATCACATACAGCATTGCGCCCGGTGGACTGCACTGCATCTATGTCATCAGACCCTTGGCGAAGTTCTCGCACTGGAATGACGTTCTGGCGCAAGGTGACGCATCCGGGCAGAAGGCCACGCTTGAGGTGGACTTTGCACTCAAAGACAGTTGGCACATGCCAATCATCCTCGACGGGGCACACCTCGCATTCTTTTACCGGGTCAACGGCGGTGGGCGAACAGACACCTTTCTTGGCGAAATGACTTTCATCTGGGGTTAATCATGGCAATACAGAGCATCGACCAGCTATACGCAGCGTTTTCTGCGGGGCAAACTGAGCATACGGAATGGAATAAAGTGACAGGGGCGGCGGCATATGTTGCAGGCCGTTTTTACGACACCATGACTCTAGGCGGCTACCCAGCAGCGACAACCTACCCCGGCACTGCGCTGACTTGGGTAACGTGCTCAGATGCAACGGGTGATGGCACAACCCGCTATGGCATCCCCCACGGCGGCAACGTCTCCGCGCTGATCAAGCACTTGTCCACGATGGCCGCTTGGTCAACCGCTGCAACGGGCGTGCCCTCTGTCCTGCAACTGGTGGATGTGCAGGGTTACTGGCCCGGCATCAACATGAACGTCAACACAGCACAAACCCTGCTTGGTACGCCAGTACATCGTTACACAGACGGTGCGGGTTGCAGGTTGTTCCTGTGTGCCCGTGCTACAACCGGGGCAACAGGTCATAACTTGGCTGTGACTTACACCAACAGTGGCAGCGTAGGCAGTCGCACACTGCCTGTCACCGTGGCCTGCACAGCCTCTGCAATCGTCCCGCACATCGTCCATTCAGGCGTTGCAGCAAACAACTACGGGCCTTTCCTGCCTATGGCAAGCGGTGATGTGGGGGTCAAGTCAGTCCAGACCGTCACCCTGTCTGCGGCATCTGGTACAGCTTCAACCGCCGCACTGGTGCTGGCGCGACCACTGGCGCAAATCCCGCTGTCCATCGCGTCCCTGATGACCGAAAAGGACTTCTGGAACCAGCTACCAAGCGCACCGCAGATCAAGGACGGTGCTTGCCTAGGGTTTATCCTCGGTGCTGGCGCTAACGTGGCCGCTGCGACTACCTTCAGCGGGTCCGCTGACTTTGTATGGGGATAGGCGATGCTCTACCCTAACGGCCAGCGAGTGTTCGGATACCCCGGCAGACACATGTCGGGTTCTCTCGCTGCGTCTGGGGCAATGGCATACGGTGGGCTTCGTGGGGCACGGTTTAACCACTTTGTATCCGACACCTACTCTCAAGTGTTGGGTGCAGTTCCTTCAGGTTATGGGGCAAATGCCGCTACGTTTGCGGTCAAGCGCGGCGGTCTGACAGCATTCGGGAACCTGTCCATTTCCACTGCCGCAACTGGTGGCCTGGGTATGCCGGGCGATGGCACTGCATCAATTACCTTCACGGTGGCTGATGCTGACGGTCAGTTGATCTCAAGTGGCGCAGGTACTGCCGCAATGACGTGGACTGTGGCTGATGCCTTGCTCACAGCTTCGCTTAACGGGGCAGGGTCGGCAGCGTTTGAGATCACCACCAACAACGCTTTGCTTGGTGCGCTTGCTGATGGCATCGGGTCAGCGTCAATGACGTTCACGGTAGCCAACGCCCAGGCTTACCCATTGAACGACACAAGCCCACTGCGCGAAGGCGCTGCAGCAATCACGTTCAGCGGCGCATTGACACCCTATGCCATTGGGTCGATGTCTGGAAGCACGGTGGACAACTCAACCATGACAACGGCCTCGCTGCTGGCAGCCATGAACGCAAGCCCACCGGCTGTGAACATCAAGCTGGTCAACGATGTGGTGGTGCAAGGAACTGGCGCAAGCGGCAACGAATGGCGACCATCATAAATGGCACTCTCGTTTAAGGGCTGGCTGGGTTGGTTTGGCTGGGGCGACAGCGCAGAGCCAAGCGGCTTTGCATCAGGGTCAACATCGTTTACCTTATCGGCGCAAGCACAGGCGACAGCCATTGGGCAACTGTCTGGCAGCGCACAAATCAGCTTTGAAGCGACTGGCGAACTTGGCGATGGCGTTGTCACGCAGGTTGACGCCAGTGGGTCGGCAAGCATTGCATTTTCAGCCTATGGATTGCTGACGGATGCACTCGCAACGGTCGATTCTGGCGGGTGGATTGGTGGATCGGCAACAAAGCGGCCATCTGTGCAGCGCGAGTTACCGGCTCTGTTCTTGCCGCCTCTGCCTGAATTGCCTCCTGAGCCTGTTGCGCCAGCAAAGCGCATTGAGCCTGATTACAAACAAAACGAGCCTGTAGCCCATGCCGGCAATGCGCAAGCAGCTACTGAATTTGTATCAAACCTACTGGCTAACCTGCCAGCGTTGCCGCCCGAAGATGACAGCACCGAAGCCGCCTCTGACGCAAGCGCACCGATTTCGGTCACTTTACAACCCAAGGAAACCTATGCCGCTCAAACCCTTGAAACCATCCAAGCGCAGCAGGAACAGCAAGCCCAAAAAGCAGCCATGCTGAAACGCCAGGACGACGAGCTTGCGCTGATCATGATTTTGCTGGAGGCGGCATGAACTTGGACATTCAAATCACGGGCGTTGAGAAAGTCAGGGCTATGCTGCAACGCATCGGCCCTGCCCTATCGAATCAGGCACTGGCTGAAACTGCGGTCAAGGTCGAGGATTACATCCGGCACGAGGCTGGCCGGCACGAAAAGACGGGCGCACTCAACAGCAGCATTTTTAAGCAACGCAATGGTGACAGTTGGATCATTGGGCACGACTTGCAGCGTGCACCCCATGCTAAGTTCGTGATTTTTGGAACCAGGCCGCATCTGATAAAACCGAAAAACAAAAAGAGTTTGCGCTGGGCAAGCGGTGGAGCTTTTCACTTCGCAAAGGTTGTTCACCACCCAGGCAACAGGCCCGACAAATGGCTAGACCGCGCTGCAGCCCTTGCACCGCAGATATTCGCAGCCGCTGTGCAAAAACACTTCGATAACCTCAACCAGGCGTAAATCATGGCAACCACATACACCTATTTTGACCCGTACCTGCTGCCGCTGGTCACCGCCGAGCGTGAAGCACGCGCACTGGCTGATGTAACGGCCCAGCGCAGTGATCTACCGGCTGCGTGGCTTGAGAGGCTTGCCCGGCTTCGGGCATACGTCATCACATGCCAAGAGTCGCAAAAAGCGGCAGATGACCTGTTCGGCGTGAAGCTGGCCCAGTATCAAAAAGAGTATGACCGGATGCTCCCGCTGGCTAACGCTGCGGCTGATGCAGCCCTGACAGCGGCGGGCGATGTGGTTGCGCCCATGCGCTCGTTTGTCAGCATCGAACTGCACAGGGGTTGATTATGGAGATTATGACGCTACTGGAAGCGATCCGCGATGCGCTGGCTTTGTTGCCATCGGTCAAGACCTGCAAGATCGGCATGGAGGCGAACATATCGCCTGACGATTACCCCATGGTGCGCCTGGTGCCCAGCGTGGTGCGCAATGGGCAGTTCCAAGGCAGGCAGTGCGACCTGACGATCTACTTTGGTCAGCCCATTCACGAGTTCACGGACGGGCTGGAGTCGCTTTACGGCAGCTTGTTTGCGCTGGAGGCTGAGATCATGGACGCGGTGCGCAGTACCGGTTTGAATGCTGCCTATGATGAAACCGTGTTGGACGAGGATCGGCTTGAAGCCTACAAGATCATGGCTATGCGGTTTCTGGTGACGGGTTAAGCAGCAAGAGCCTCTTGCTCATGAGGGACTTCAAAACTCCCGTTTTCTCTCAATTCATTAAATATCTGGTCATAGGTTAAGCCGTGGAATTTATCACCTGGATCAAACACGCCTTGACCATCACCAATGATCCCGTCTCCCTCCATGCGGAAAATAACCCAAATGCTTTTCCCGTACTGAAGTTCACCGTTTAAGTACATTCTCATTTCACATTCCTTGTATAAGCGGTTTCATCAAATTTACAACATTTGGAAAAGCGTTCACTATATTTGCCCCGGATGACCCAGTGCCATGCAATTGAGCGAAGACCTCTGCAAATGTTTCACTTGGCCCTGCATCGCCAGTCTGCATGAAGTAATCAAACGAGCTTGGTATTTGAAACGGATATTGCACCTTTAGAGCAGCTATGTCAAGAGCATGTGCCGCTCTAAACGCTGGTGTGGTTGATGTATTCCCGAGTATGGTATCTGCAACATGGCCAACTTCATGCCGAAATACGCCTTGAGCGCGACCTGATGATCTCCATTTCCCATTAAAAAGAAACTCCTCTGCAACAACCGCTGTTTTTCCTCGTGCAAACCCGTCAGCGTTATCCCACGTCATCCCATTTGGCCACCCTCTAGGTTGCACGCCTTTCAAAAGCGGATCAAAGTTTGTTACCCGACGACAAGCCTCTATTTGGCATCCTTCCGCCGCCAGTCTATTACTGACATTTTTAGGCAATGATGCAATGGCGCTGCGAACATCTTGGCGAAACCCAGTGGTCACCGCACCGCTAAACGATGGGCGAATAGGCGGCGGCTTCGGTGTATTTTTTGCGGGCACAGAAACCAATGGTTGAGGCTTTTTCATCCCCGGATTATCAAGCCCCATCCCCAGCGCCACCCGCGCCGGATGCACCACCGACAAATCCAACTGCCCTAGCCGCATCAGGTGATATTCCTTGTTCTTGCTGGCGTTCAGTACATCGTCAAAAGGCGTTCCATTCAGGATTCGTTGCAGCCTGTCGCGCCCACCTACGATCCTTGCGGCCTCGGGAATGGGCATGGTGCGCAGGTAAGCGGCCTCGCCATTCACTTTCTCACGGGCGTTGCCGGCCGATAGGTCGGGCCTGGAACGAACTATGCACCGACAGAAAGGGTGGTACACGGGCTTTGGTGCCTTGTCCTTGGGGTAACACCCTGGCCCCAGGTTAAACAGGTTTGCACGCGCATGAAAATCACAGATGTCAACCAGCGGGTGGGCGGGTGACATGACAACTTGAACCACGCTGATACTGTCGTCCAGCATGAACTCAGCGCCAACCTTGTCCTGATGTGCACGTGCCAGCTCAGTCTGTGCGATGCGGTTGGCATGAAAGCGGGTTTTTTCGCGGTAGGCCACGTCCAATTTCTTTTTCAGCGAGTCGTAGCCATCGCCCTGCTGCCACTTGTCGATCAACTCCATGTAGGACGCTTTAAGCGCGGCTGATTTCAGGATGGCAGCGCTTTGTTGCACCTGGCCCAGCAGCGTTTCGTAACTACCTTTAAGCGCAGGGTCCATGCGCAACAGATCACGCAATGGTTTTGGCAGTTTGGCAAGACTTCGGTTTTCTATCGGGCGCTGTATCCCGTCCCTGGGGTTGTAGCCGTCATACAAGCGGATAGCCAGCGCACGGGCATCGTGCATCCCCGCTGCGTGAGCCTTGACCAACGCGCCCACTTCCATGCTGGTCTGTAGCGTGTTGCGATATAGCTTGGCCGACAGCGGGATACCCGACACTGGCATCTTGGCAACCTCTGCGGCGGTAACGGTGCGGCCCATTACCTCGGTAAAGGCTTGTTGCATCTGCTCCTTGTATGCACCGTTGAACGTCTCTTGCACGCGCTGCACCGCCTCGACCGGGTTAACGCCTGACGCGATCAGCGCCAGCAACTCGTCATAGCCACGCTGCGCCTGCTCCGCAATGAATCGGGCTTGCTCGTCCAGCAGCGGGTTGATGTTTTCAGGGATTGCCATCTTTTATTTCTCCAAACATGTCAATCTGCCGCTCCCGGAAGCGATGCGCTAAGGCCAGGGTGATCAAGCGGTAGCTGGTGCGCTTGCTGATGCCGGTACGCTGCACCATCAAATCACTGGTTTGCGCAATGCCGTTGCCTTGATCTAGCAGCCTGGCAGCCAGATGCACTTTGCCGGGTTTGATCAGCAACTTTTTGGACAGGTGTACGCGGGTGCCTGAAAACCTCGACAAGAACGAAAGAAACTGTGCGCGCGCGCCTTCGCTCACGGGTAGCTTGTCAAGCTCATGCAGGATTTGCTCTAGCGAAGTGGACTCGGCCATGCGTTCCTTTACAGTGCGTTTGCCATCATGGTTTTCTGATACGGGTTATTGGCAAATGCCACGCCATGCCACCCAATAGCCAGCGCCATCACGCCATCGTCATGCCCGCCCTTGGGCGCGCAGTAGCGCATGGTTCCGCTGGGTAGGCGCTCTTGGTCAAAGGCCATCAGTTCGTCAATCAGCCACGGCACGTTGGGCAAGTGAATGGCACCGTTCTCAAACGCGAGGGCCAAGGCTTCAATGGCTTGGGTCTTGCTGGCGGCTGACGTATGGAATGACTGAACGGGCAAGCGCATGCGCTGCAATTGCTCGATCAGCGGTCCGCCCATGCTGTTTGATTCAGCCAGGATTGGGGCACGCGGG